AGAGGCTCTTCGCTCGCGATCCTCATAGGTGCGCTGCACCCGGGCAAGGTCGTCAGAGAGGCGCACAGCATCGCGCCGAGAAGCATCGAGCGCGTTTTGCGCTGCGACCAGTTTTTCATAAGCCTTTCTCCCATCGTTTGCGCGAACAATCGCGGCCTGAAGTTTGACATTGGCGATCTCCTCGCCGTACTCGTGCGACGCGTACATGTACCCGCCGACAGCGCCCGCAGCAAACAGCCCGAGCGGCACAAAAAGCCTCCAGTTCATCGAAGCCTCCATGCAAAAAGAGACCCGCTGTGGGGTCTCCTGTTTCAATATCCTCGACGCCGGTAGCTCGTCCAGTCGAAGAGCACCGAGCGCCCTCCTTCGCGAAGACGGTCCATTGCCGCCTCGCCCAAGTAATCCATCAAGGCTTCACCGGAGAGATTGCTGATGACAATCGTCGCCTTCAGCGCCTCGTACCGGCTGTTGATCACCTCGAAAAGCATCAGCTTCTCGGCATCGGTTCCGAACTGCCTGCCGACTTCATCTATGACAAGAAGGTCAGGCGTAGCAAAGGACTCGTACACCTCGCGCTCGTTTCGATCCGACTGGCGTCCGTAGGTTTCCTTGATCCGCTGCGCGATGCGAGACGCCCGCGTATAGAGCGCCGAGCCTCCGTGCTCAATCAACGCCTGCGCGATTCCTATGGCAAGGTGCGTCTTGCCCGTTCCGGACGTGCCGTAGAAAAGCAAATTTGCACCGCTGTCGTCGTTCTCGCAGATTGTCTGCAAGTACTCCCTTGAAGCCTCAAGCGCGGCACGCTGGCCTCCGTTCGACACGGCGTAGCCTTCAAGCGTGCGGTTACGGTAGCGAGCCGGTATGGCCGCGTCACCGATGACGCGACACGCCTTCACAGCCTCACTGCGCTTTGTAGCCTCTTTCGCCAGTCTGGCATTCTCACGGTCGCGGGCTTCAAGCGCACACTGCGCACAGCCCATCCAGACGATCCGGTCGCGGATCATTACTCCCGTGTCCGTAAATGCACCATGTGTGGTGCAAATTGCAGGCTTCGTCCGCCCGCTCCGTATATGCGAAAGATCGACTTCCCTCAAAGCCATTCATTCTCATTCCTTCCCTCAAAAGTCAAACGGGTCCCGGCGGTAATCACCCGCCGACGTATCTGTCATATATCCCGTTTTCGATTTCTTGTTTTTATCTGGTATAGGTCGCCCATTGCCGGCTGCACCTTTCGCCCTTGTCGGCTTTTCGGACTGCCGCTCCAAGGTCGCGCTCTCGCCTTTTTCGGTCAGCGTGAACCACCTGGTCCGGTCATAAGCCGATCTGTTGAAGTTCCCTGTTTCCACATATCCACAGGTTATCAACTTGTCCATAGCCCCTCTCACCTGCTTTTCTGTCAGGTAGTCGAAAAGCTCGGCGAAGTGCCGGGTGCTCCCATAGGTCCAATGTTTCCCGTCATGGTGGTGGCGTCCGGCTCGGCGGTTCACCCGCACCCAGAACGCAATGTTCTCAAGGACAACGGCGGCATTGACGCCGACCTCGACGGCAACCGACACGCTGAAATGGTGCTTTACGCCCGACGCGCTAGGCTTTATTGATTTTTCATCTGGGGATGTCATACTAGAGATAAATTCCTCCCCTCATTTCATTCGATAGCCTCGCCGAACTGTCACGGCGGGGCATTTTTCATGCCCCCTCCTCAAAAACATCTGGAAAGAGCTCGCAAGCCGGAACACCGAGCACATCCTCATACGCTCGCAACGTCTTGAAGTGTGCCGGTGTCGCTACTCCGCTCTCATGTTTTGAGACTGTTTGCTGTCCGCAACCGACAAGCACGGCCAGCTCTGCCTGCGTGAACCCTGCCTCCCTGCGTGCCTTTTTCAACGCAGTTCTCTCAAACGGCTTCATCGCCGACATATTCCTTGAATTTCTTCGGAAAAATTACGTAAGTCCACTGCCCGGAATGCGGCATTTTTGCGGCCGCACCAAACGGGAGCAAACCCTTTTGTAAGCAGATTCTGATGTACTGAGGCGATTTATTGAGCGCTTTAGCGACATCGTTCACCGTTAGGTTTCTCAATGGAAAACATCTCCTTTTTCATCTTTTTTAGACAGTTGCGGTTAAAAAAAATCGCGCATGATCGCACGGTGCCTCTCACTGCCTTTCAAAAAAATAGTACGAAATAAGATAATTTAGTTCAATAGTGAATTTTTGGAAGTTAATCGTTTCTCTTGCTTTGATAAATTAAATGATCTAAATTAGATATATATCTAAATTAGATATTTATAACAGCAAAGGGAGAGGGTTTAATGGAGTATTTATCCGACAAAGAAATAGGCTACATCATCAAACGCGCGAGGATGCTTCGAAATCTGACGCAGGCGGAACTCGGTGAGCGACTTGGTGTGCAGGCCGCTGCGGTCCAAAAATGGGAAAGCGGAAAGGTCACGAACATCAAGCGAAACATCCTCAGGGATATGGCCGTCGAACTGAGAGTGAATCCTGCGTTGCTGATAGGCCTGCCAGTTCAGACGGATTTCCTCAAGCAGCTATCGAAAACCGAGCGCATTGGAATGGAGAACTTCTTGAAGGAGTATCAAACCAAGCACCTCAAAGAAGGTGATGACAATTAAAGCGCCAAACGGCTATGGAAACATTTCAAAATTAAGCGGCAATCGCCGACGGCCCTTCTGGGTACGAATCACAACCGGATGGGAGATCAACGAAGAGACGGGAAAGGCAAAGCAGCTCACGTCCACGCTTGGATACTACGCAAGCCGAAAAGAAGCGATGATCGCTTTGGCCGAGTACCACCAGAACCCAATCGACCTCACAAGAAAGACGCTCACCTTTGCTGAGGTCTGGGACATCTGGACGCCGCCGCACTTCAAGAAGTACCCGAGCAGCGCCGCCGGGCTCAGGTCAGCCTACAAGCGCTGCGCCCCGCTCTACGACATGCAGATGGCCGACATCAAGAAGGTCCACATGCAGGACATCCTCGACGGCATGAATCACATGTCGGAGGAGAGTCAGGGCAAGGTGAAATCGATCTTCAAAAACGCGTTCAAGTACTGCATCGAGAACGACATCGTCACGAAAGACTACTCGCAGTTCCTGGTGATCACACCGCCCAAAAAGAAAAAGGCCGCGAAGGAAAAATTCTTCACGGCAGAGGAGCTCGGCGCTGTATTTGGCTCGCAAGACTTCGCAGTGCAATTCCCTACTGGCAAGAAGTCTTACGCGGAATTGCAACTGGCTGACACGGTGCTCATCATGCTTTACACCGGCATGCGGATAGGAGAGCTCCTCGGGGTCAAGACCGAAGACGTGGACCTTGCGCAGCGCATCATCCACGTGCGCGGGACAAAGACCGAAAGCGCAGACCGGATCGTGCCGATCCACCGAGAGCTCGCCCCGATCCTTTCGAAGCGCCTCGATGGCGAACACCTGATCGAAAACGCGAACGGCAAGCCGATCAAGTACGACCAGTACAAGAAGCACTTTTTCGACCCGTATATGGAGCGCCTAGGCGTCTCGCACACGCCTCACGCACTCCGACATACGTTCGTTTCTCTGATGGATTCTTGCGGCGTATCGTCGAACTCAGTGGTCCTGAAAAGGATCGTCGGCCACTCGAATTCGAACGTGACAGAGTTGTATACGCACAAGGACGTTACCGACCTGATCGACGCAATCGACAAATTACAAGTGAACGTTGTGTGACAATTCAGCGAACTGGAAAAGTCAAGCCGAAAGGCTTTTTTCTAGGCGTGTCGTGTAACTTACGTGTCACTTACGCACTTTAAAACAGGGCGTTTTCCCGTAATTCTCTGAAAGTTAAAAAGCCCCAGAAACCGCGCCGTACGTAGGTTTCAGGGGCTTTTCTCGTGTCTTGTAGGACGCTACAGAATTTACTACAACAGTAACTTGATTAGTCGGACAAAGCCCGGTGTGACGCGGTTTTCGTGTTCTCGTGTCACTTACGCGTCACTTCCCGCGTAATTCTCTGCATGCCTAATTAGTATATCGTAAACCCTTATAGGTCACAAGAATTTTTGAAATTCGGCTCAAGAAAAAGTTTTTTCGACTCCTTCGACAATTACTCGTGCGAGCTTGTCTTGGTAGCTGAACCTGAACAATTTCTCGGCTGTCGGATCGTGTGAGATGAAGCCGACCTCCACCAGTGCGGCCGGTGCGTTCGTGTGCTTCAGCACGTAGTACTTCGCCTCCTTGACACCTCGGTCTTTTTCTTCAGGAAAGCTTGAAGCCAGACCGTTCTGGATGTTTTCGGCAAGGCGTTTCGTCACGCCTCCAACACCCGGATATTTGAACGTCTCGATTCCGCTTGCGTCCTTGTTCTCGGCGCTATTGCAGTGGATCGAAATGAACGCGTCCGACTTGGCAGCGTTCGAAATGTCGCATCGCTGTTGAAGCAGAAGCGCCTGATCCTTCGTTCGAGTGAGCACGACGCGATGCCCTTTCGCCTTTAGTTTGTCCGCAATTTTGTTTGCGATACCCAAGGCCGCTTCAGCCTCTTTGTAGCGACCATTCACAGCCCCCGGATCAGTACCTCCGTGCCCCGGGTCCAGCACGATAGTCAGTTTCTTACTCATTTCTTGACAACCTCCCTACTCTTAATTTCCTTAATCGCTCGATGCAGAAAGCCTGGGATCATGCCGCCAAAGCCAAGGCGGTCAAGATTCTCAAGCGTGCTGCCGAGTTCATTAACGGCGTAAGCCGCAATAGCCGCGTTGCGCAGCATGTCTGTGCCTGCGATTACGTCAAGCCCATGCGAAAGCATCACGACGACGAAAATGAAAACCTTTTTGAAAAGCCCTCGAAAGCCGACACGGCTGTTCCACTCGCCGGTCTTTCCTGCAGCGATGGTCCCCGTCACGTAGTCCACGGCGACGAACATCAACAGCCACTGCAACTGCAGGTCAATACCTCCTAGCGCCCAAGCCAGTGCGCTTCCGACAGCCCCTGAAGCGAGCATCAAATACGCCTCCCCTTTAGCAGGTACGAGCAACGACATGTAGTCGATGAACGTCTGCACAAACCCTCTCTCCATAAATCACCTCCTTGTTTGTTCTCCCCTTCACCATATTCAACGACCGTCAAAATCCCTAGCCCTGACACGCTTGCCATCACTACGGGCGTAAAAAAAGGGACGGTTTCCCGTCCCCCTTTTTATGGAGCTTTAAGACTTAGCTTTTAAGTCGCTCAACCTCTTCCGAAAGTCGCTGAACCGCGAGGATCAACGGACACACCAGAGAAGCATAGTCCACCGCCAGATAGCCCTCAGACGACTTGCTGACAAAGAGCTTCGCAATCTGCGGGTCCGCCTTCTGGACCTGCTGCGCAATGAGCCCCATGTGCTTCTGACCGCCTTCCTCGCCAAGGTAGGAGTAAGTCACGACTGGGAGCTTGCGAATGAACTCAATCGCTCGGTCGGCATCGACCTTCGCAATTCCCTCCTTAAGGCGAACGTCCGACGAAACGCTGATGGCCGTCTTCGAGTAGATTTTCGAACCGGCAATCATCGTCTCAAGGCTGTTCGTCGCGAGCGTCATCATGGACGACGTTTTGAAGAGCGCCTGAGTGCCGTTGAGACGAATCACATCAGAAGCTACAGAACCGCCGAAGTCCTGGCCGTCGCGTCCATTCGTACCGTCACGACCATCAGCTCCCGGATAGCCCTGCGGACCGCGTTCGCCATCTCGACCAGGAAGTCCATCCTTACCAGGAGCGCCGTCTTTACCGGGCAATCCTTCGGCACCGGGCAGACCATCCTTACCAGGAAGCCCCTGCTCACCGCGAGCGCCGTCGATGCCGTCCTTGCCATCAACGCCGTCCTTGCCGGGCAGGCCAGGTTCACCCATGAGGCTCGCAAGCCATTCAACCTCGTTGCCAATGAAGCCATTGGCAACGGCGACTTCGTAGGCACTCAAGCCATCAGCACCATCGGCACCCGGCGTACCAGAGCCGCCTTCGCCCTTGAGGGCAAAGCGAGCGTCCGATTCTGTTTTGCTGTAGATAGTGAGGCTGTTCGCCTTTTCGTCCAATACGTCGGAAAGCCAACGATCTTCGTTGCGATAGTTCACAACGTCGGTGGAGTGATCTGCGAGCACGCGGATCGGCGCAGGCTTGAAGGTCGAATCCGTACGGTCGTACCAGAAACCAATAAGAGACTCGTCGAGAGAGCTAATGCGAATCAACTTCGCGTCGACGACCTCGGTCGGATATTCCTGCACGCCGATGCAGAGGTCCTTTTCGTTGAGCTGAGCGTAGAAGTAATAGATCACTTCAACCCAGCCGTTGCCCGTCCACTTCTTCCCGATGACGGTTTTGTCGTCAGTCGTTCCGATGTAGATGTAGTTAGGAATGGTCACCTCAGTCGGGAAACCGTATGTGCCAGTGCAGATGCTCTGGTCGTTAATGAAGCCGTAATAAAACAATGGCTTTCCTTATAAAAAAAGGCCGAGGGACAGTCCCCCGGCCATGAGCACACAGTAGCATGCTCTGAGTCGCAACGTGCCGATTCTCACAGCTCGTTGCATCTGTCCTCAGAAGAGGACGCTGTACAGCCACGCGCAGAGAACCCCGGCAATGAAGCCGACCGGTCCCCAGAAGAGTCGAGTCTTCCGGCGCGTCTCAGCATCGAGCAGAGCCTTCTGGGCCTCAACCTTGGCGATGAGCTCGTCCGTCACTTCCTCGACCTTGACGCCGAGTTTGTCGAGCCATTCCTTCACTTCTTCCTTTGTCATTTCAGTCACCTTCTCCTTTAGCGCATCTTTCAGCGCCTTGACAATAAAATCCCACATATGAAAAAACCGCCAGAAGGCGGTGTGATAAAGTTATGTGTACGTACCATGCTCGCGGCTGATTTGGCAACCGTGAGCCATTTTTGCATTCATATCAAACATGTTTCAAGATGTTACCCCCCCCCGACCAATATTCTCCGTTTGGTGATTAATCTCGATCGCTCGCCAGAGCGTCTTGAATCGATTTCAAAACAACTTTCCGCGCAAGGCCTCTCCTTCCAACGCATCCCCGCCAGAGACGGTCGTAAATTGAGCCCGGAGGAACTCTCCCGGCTAGAGGCCCCCTACGACGCCCCCGAGAAATTCGTCTTCAGAAAAGCGCTGTGGCCAACTGAGATTGCGTGCTTCCTATCGCATGCGACCTGTTGGGAAAAGCTCGTAAAAAGCAACTGCGAATGGGGCTTGATCATGGAGGACGACATCGTCCTATCGCCCCGCTTCAAGCTGTTCGCCGCGTCTTCCGATTGGATCCCTCAAGGAGTCCGCGTCATCCAGCTCCACGGATCCCGTCAAACGTTCACTGTCGGAGAGAGCTATCCAGTTCACGACACGGAATTGTTTCGGATCATCCGGCCAACACCGCTTGGCTGCCTGGCGTACCTGATTCATCGCGAAGCCGCTGCCTACGCACTCGCTACCTATATGCCGATACCGGCCCCCGTCGACGACTGGCTGTTCTGCCCTTACTCCGACTTCGCGAAGCGTTTTCCTCCGCATAGACTGCTTTCGGCTTGCGCTACAACGCTCTACGCCCCGTCGGACATCGGGGACCGAACCAACCGCAGACAGCTGCCGACGAGCGTAAAAGTGCGTTTACTCCGTGGGTTCAAGTCTGGCAGCTATCGCCTTTCGACGATGTTCCGCAAGAAAAGAACCCTGACGCTTACGCAAGATTGATGATCGGTCTACCGCCTGCGGGCGGAGGTGTCAAATTTCTTGGGAGTTGACGCCGTTATGCCCTCTCGTAAGGCCTTGGCCAGAACTCACCCATTGTCACTACGGACTTTGCAAACGCCTCTTTCAGCTGCTCGACCGTGACGTTCGCGACTTCGTCGTTCGCCAACACCCAAATGACGGACGAGCGACCCAGAATTTCAGACGCCTTAATGGCGTTCGCCATTCTCGCTTGAGCATGCTCTCCACCATCAAAGGGCATTCCGTCGACCTCGACGATGATTGTGCCAACTTGCTCTGCTCGAATGCGCTTTGCTTCTGCGAGACGCCGCGCCTCCAACTCTTCAGCCGGAATCTCTGGCGCATAGCCCGCGACGTAATAGCGTCCATCGTAGGCTTGCTCCACTTCTCCGACTTCCGTATAGCCCATTGCCTCGAAAAGCCCAACGGATTTTCCTACAGCAATAAGCACTTCCTTGGTGTCCTCATTTTGAATCTTGTGTCTGTGGATCATAACTTCACCTCATTGGATGGAAATAGACATTGCCTACGTTTGAAACGGTATATGTTTCTCCAGCCCGTACAGGAAGAATTCCTGTAGCCGTCCCAGGATATCTGTTTTGGTAGAACTCAAAAAGTTTTGCACCGCTGGCTTTGTGTATGACTTTACCGCCCGTATAGTCACCGCTATTCATATTTTCGAGCCTCAGCCATCCGTCTTCAACCGGAGTGAAATCCCCTTTTGTAATTTGAACGAACGATCCATAGTTAGGCATCATTCGTGTCGCAGGAGGAATATTCGGCTTATTCGACAAGTCGTTGTAGTTCCCAGAGGTCGCTACAGCATGAAGCCCGAGATAAACGTTCCCTTTGCTGTCAGGAGCCTTTCCTTCGACGGTTTTTGCTCCAACGTCGACCGAAACATTTCCGTTCGAATCAGGAGTATTTCCGTTTACCGTCTTCGCCCCAACATCGACGAGCACATTGCCGTCCGCGCCGGCGACGTTCCCATTCACGCTTCGAACATGGGTACGAACGGTCCATTCAACCATGCCGTCCGCAATGACCTGACCATGCGTGACATTTCGCGTATCAAGCAGCTCCGCGCTCGTCTTCCCCGCCTTCGTGCATTCGAGGAAGCGCTCGTACTGGAAGGCGCAGTCCACCTTGTCGCCGACTTGGTACGCCGTTGACTTGCGTCTGAACTCGTTGATTTCGTAGATCAGCTGAGTGCAGACCGCCGTCTGGGGAGCTTCATTCAAAACGTCCTCTTCAGCAGCAAGGCGCACGAGACCGGCCTTGCTCGTCGTAGCGTTCGGAAGCGTCACTTCGCCGGATGCGTCAGGCGCGATGCTATTCACCGTCTTCACCGCGCCAGACTCGCTCCACTTTCCGAAGGTCACCCCATTATTGCAGTTGCGCCAGAAGGTGCGGACCGTGTTGTCGGTTAGGTTCGGGACGTAGCAGACCTGCACGATGTTCCCGCTGACAGGAGCACCCGTGTCATAAGCCTGCACGATGCAGAAGGTGCAAGCGATCGGTGTATTTTTCAGCGTCCCACTGCAGGCCCATGTTTTGTCCTCAAGCAGCGTGTTCAGGTCCGCGTTGGCGATCTGGATCGTGTGATCTCGCTTATTCGCCAAGCCCTTCGTCAGCTCATCTTTTGTCGCCAGATGACTCATGTCGACATCGATCTGAATGTCGCCATTGCTGTCAGGCTTCTTCTTGTTCACAGTACGCACGGCGTCTTCGACATTTTCGACGCGCGTAATCGGAAACTGGATGACGGTGTTGCCTGCTTCATCCGTCGTCGTAAAGACGATGTCTTGTTCTTTCAGAGCCATTATTTAGCCCCCTCCTTTGTTTTTGATAAGCCGTAGTCCGGCTTTGACGGTGCTCGATCTCGAATCGCGCTGCACGTCTTGTGTTTCGCGAAATCCGAGGCATCAGCCTTTGTGACTACCTCGGACTTCTTTGCGAACTCTTTGCTAATTTGCTGACTCTGCTTCTCTTTGAAGTGAGCCAGCCCTATCAAATCAAGAAAAGAGTTAGCCATCGGAATGCCCCCTTATGCAAAGAGGGCGTCGATCTCTTCGTTCGTAATGCCAGTCATCGTGATCATCGGAGCCATCGGGTCCCAACTCGCGCCATTCCAAACGACATTCATCCCGGCGTCGATCTGATGAGCAGGATCGGCAGTCTCGACGTTGTACATATCGCCGGCCTTCACGTCCTTGGTCGGCAACGCCGCATAGTTTTCGACGGAACCCTTGTAGGTCACAGCGCTCGCAATGTCCGTTTTCAGCGCGTACGGCGTGAGATCAATATTGACGCCCTTCGAACTGACCGGCAGAGCACCGCCGTTGACGCTCACTTTTTCGAGTACGTTGACCTGAGCTCCCACAGCGACTCCTTGCAGTTTTGTGAAGTCGGCAGCAGACATCAGACCCGCAGCATCAGCCGTGGCCGGACCATACGTCGTGTCCTGCGCCGGGATACCAAGAGCCGTAATGTCACCCTTGACGACCTTCGTCCCTAGAGTGACGTGCCCGTTACCGTCGGTCGTGATTTTGTAGAGACCCGCCGCAAGAGCGCCTGCCGTCACGGTCGGATGGACATAAACGGGCGTCTCCACGTCATTGATCTGGATGTTCCCGTTCGTTTCAGAGTTTTCGACCTTCGTAGCCTGAGCCGCAATACCTTGCAACTTGGCGAAGTCTTCCTTGCTCATCAGACCGTCTTTCTGAGCCGTTGCAAGCTCATAGATCGTCTGCGGCATCGTCACCGTTGCGAGAGTTGCACCAGAGACGCTCTTCAGCGTGATCGTGCGCCCCTCGATTGTCATCTGCCCGGCAACGACCGTTTTCAATTTGCTGTCGTAATGAGTTAACCCTTGCTTATCCAAAAAAGCGTTCAAATTACTCATTTTTCTCACTCCCTTTACGATTTAAAAAAGATTGTCAATGAAAGAGTTCTCAATGCTTTCGACGCGAGCCCCTTCGCCCGGTTTACCGGGCTCTCCAGGTTTTCCGTCTGCCCCATCCTTGCCCGGAGGTCCCTGAATTCCTGGAACCTCTACTGTGACAATCTTTGGGGCAATATCGCTACATTGACCTTCGATATAGATTTCTTCAGTTAAAGCAATTTTTTTGCGAAACTTTTCACGTCTTAGGCTTGCATCTGACACGGGTCACCTCCGGAGAAACTTTGATTTTCCCTTCGAGAATCCTTGTGATTGCACCGTCCGGGGACTCAAGCTCAATGTCATAAAGCACCGTATCGCCTGGATATTGCTCGGTGTTTGCGTGATTGAACTTCGCTGTGATTTTCCCGGCAGGCCCATCAATAAGAAGGCGACCATTACACGTTGTCAGCGTATCAATAGCCGCCTCGCTGAATGCGTACCGGCGCACCTGCATGGCAGCCGAGTACCCACTCAAATCAATCGGTCCACTCTTATCTCGCAAGACGAAATAGACAACCTTGTCCGAACCTTGATCGAGAGAAAAGTTGTGAACAGCAGCCATTCCCTCACCTCCTTCAACTCAAGCCATAGTCAGGCTTTTCAGGAGCACGATCCCTTTGATCGCCAACGTCCTTCGAGAGATTGACCGAGATCGTTCCGTCTGCTGCAACATCGACGTTCTTGCCAATCTTGATGTGGCCCAGCTTGTCAGCAGTTGCAGCCGTCAGCTCGTGGACGATGCCAGTTGCGGCAGCGCCCGTCTGGTCGACGGCTTCAGGAGCTCCGCCCGCACCTGGACGGATCAACTTCCCCGCATTCTGGGCGGCCATGAGGCTCTTGTATGCCTCGTCCGCGACTGCCACCTTGTCTGCGGGCATAACGTCCACAGACACGATCTCTGTGCAGTAAAACGCGCGTTGAGACGCGCTGTAGTAGTAAGCCATCCTGTCCTCTCCTTTCAGAATCCGAGCGCCATCCAGAGCGCCTGGACCTTTCCGTTTGCGTTGTGCTTGAAGGTCGTGTTCCCCTTCGTCAAACCAGTGGCAACGAAGTCCGCAGCAACCTCACCAGTAGGCGTCGCGTTCGCGAAAACGGCGCTCGTCGGGAAAGCAACTGGGAAGGCAACAACGGTCGAGCCATCGGATGCAATCGAGGCTTTTCCCCACTGCACGATCAAACCGTTCGGCAACTTCTGAAAGCCGCTGTCGCCGTGATTCTTCAAGAAGGCAGAAAGCAAGCCAAACGGCGTCACTGCCTTTGTGTTTTCCTTGCCAGCAAGCACTTCCGCAGGCACCGCGATGCGGATCAAACCGGTGCGGCTTTCCGTCGATGTCCGTGCGCTGAGGCTCTTCGGAGTGACAGCACGCGTCCCATCTGTTCCTGCAATCGTTTCTTCATTCGTCGCAAGTTCAACGACACCGAGAGTCGTGGTCGTCGCCGGCGGGTTCAGGAAGTTCGTATCTCCGAACGCGATCGAATCTGCAGAGAAGTCCGTCACAGCAAGGTCAATCGCGAGCAGAGCCTGCGACTGCGAAGCCTTCTGGATGATCGGAACTGTCTGAGAGCAAACCGCGAAAAGGGTTCCGCTCGCCGTGTAGAGGCCGACCTCGTAGACCGTGTAGGCCTCGGCCGAATCATCGCGGGCCGCAAGGTGGATGACGTTGTCTCCAACCGCACCGCCTGCGATGGTCGTCAGACGCTTGAACTCTTCCTTCAGAGCCGTCATATCACCAGTCGGCGTGTATTGCCCCGTGCCGTAGCCCACCTCTGTAATGACGACGGGCGCGGTTCCAGACTGCTCCGCGTTGACTACTTCGGCCAAGCCGGCATCTGTGATCAGAATCGTATTGGCCATTATTTGGCACCTCCTTGTTTCGCAAGAGCCGCCGCCACAGCTGCATCCACAACGGCCTTCAGCGTTGCAGGCGTGATGAGCTTCGTCGTCGACGTGCCAACTTTCGCTTCCTCAACTGTCGCAATTCGCGCATCGAGTGCAGCCTTTCCAGTTGCGGGCGTCATTGCTTTCAGAGCGTCTGTTCCTGCCGTAGCTTCAACCGAAGAAGCGATCTGTATCAGCCCCTTGGCGGCTTCACTTGCGTCCGGTGTTGCCTCATCGACAACAGTCTTCAAACCCGCAGGCGTCACAGCGCGTTCTTTGTCCGTCCCCGCTTTTGCCTCTGCTTCGGTCGCCAGTTCGACAAGCCCGTTTCGTCCAGTCGTAGCTTTCAAGCCTCGAAGGCCGAGAGGCGTCACATAGAGCGTCCCGGACTTCCCTTCAATCGTTTCCGCTTCGGAAGCAGCCGCGCCTTTCATGGTCGCAGGCGTGAGAGCAGCCGCGCCTTCCGTTCCCGCCTTTGCTTCGGCTTCCGATGCTGTGCGGATGAGACCCGCACGGTCTGCGGTAGAAGTCAAGCTCTTCAGACCGGCGGGCGTCACAGCTCGCTGCGAATCGGTTCCGGCCTGCGTTTCTTCGTCAGTAGCAAGCTCAACAATCCCCGCATTCGTAGTTGTTGCAGCAGTGAAAGAGAAAGACACGTCGCCGAAAGTTATGTTCCCGGCATTCACGCCTTCGAGCTTCATGTCGATAGCAAGCAGAAGATTGCTCTTCTCCTGCTTCTCAATGATCTGTACGTTCTGCGAGTAGACCGCGAAAAGCGTCCCATCAGAAAGGAAAAGCCCGAACTCGAACACTTCATACGAGCCCGGGCCGTCATCCTTGCACGCGACGTGAATCGCGTTGTCGCCTGCTTGCCCACCTTCGAGGATCGGCATGCGCTTGACTTGAGCTTGTAGTTGTGTCTGCTCCTTGGTTGGAGTGTATTTGCCGGTTCCGACGCCGATTTCCGAAATCGTGACGGCGTTCGTCCCGGTCTCTTTTGCGTTGATGACGGCCTGAATACCTGCCGTCGTCAAAACGATGTCCATAGGAATCCCTCCTTATTTTGCAAGCCCGACGAGCGAGCGCATCGCGATAGGTCGTGCCCCGACGAAAATGCCGACTGCCGCATCGATGTCACGGCTGACAATTTCTTCAGAGCGAATACGCGCGTAAGCTACCGGGCGCAGATAGCCGTCGATCCCGAGCCCGCCATCCAGCTGACGAACGAGTACGAATGTGTAGTGCGAACGGACCGGTTTCGCGTCGTCGACGAGCGCGAAAAGGTCCTCCTGCATTTCGGCATCAAGCGTGCCGTCGATGTTTCCAAGCGTCGCCTGAATCTCGAAAGTGTGCGGAGTTCCCTTCGGCTCCATCTGCCACCACTCTTTAATGGTCGCAGCCGATCCAATCGAAGAAACCGCATCCTTGACAGCACGAAGCGTCCCTTTCTTTCGCTTTTCACGCACAACGTTTTTCAGGACGCTACGCTTCAAAGCAACGGGCCACGAATCACGCCAGACGCTCGCATCCCACCCGTAGGCGACATGATCGAGCTGAGTGCTCGTGAGTTTGTCAATGCTGACGTAAATCGACGGAAGATCAACCGCCGCCGTCATATCGAGCAATTGCTTGTCGAGCGCCGTCGCGCTGTGTCTGACGTTGTCGTCTTGAGCAATGGAATCAGGAAGTAAGTCGCTCAGCCTTACCTCCGCAAGCCCCTTACTCATCCTTGTAGCCCTCGTAAACGATCTTCACGCCCGTGCATTGCGCTACCTGGTCGCTTTCGAGCTTCTGGAAGTCAGCAGGCTTCATCGTCTGATTGTCGATGCGCGAAGCTCCCGCCTGCATGACGTACTGAATGAGCCTTGCAGGAAGAATGTCGCGACCGATTTTTCCTTGCTGCCAAACGCGGTATTTCTCAACCGCCCTTTCGACATCAGCTTTGATCTGCTCGGCGCGCGAGCTATCCTCGCGACTGATCCAATAGTGAAGCTCAAGCTCGTAATTCACGGCCTTCGGCGCAAGCACCTTCACGAAGTCCGTCAACGGGCGGATCGTTTCATCGCTCAAGTACGCCGCGATTTGCTCCAACGTTTCCTGAGACGGCAATTCGCCGCCCGCAAGAAGCACATAGACATCGACCTCGCCAGGTGTCGGGGAAGTAACAGAAACATCAAGCACGGAGCTCGACACGCTCTTCGCGTGGTAGATGTACGCCTTCTCTGGCCCCGCAACCGAAAAGCTGTTCGGAGCAAGCCGAATGCGTTCAGCAAGAGATTCGTCGCTTTCGGCTTCCGATCCGCCCGTCGAAATCGTTGTGTTTTCAGCCTTTGCAACGAACGTCATCGGCTTGACGATGGTGTTTATCTGACCGGCAAGGTAGTCGTTGCCGACCGTCCCCGCAACGGTGCAGGATGCCGTGACGCTCCCTTCGAGCTTACCTTTCTCAATATTGAGCTCATGGTCCGTTGCGAAAGTCACAACGCCGTTCGTCACCTCGGTTCCTGCGGGAATCGTGTAGACCGTCGCCAGAGCCTGCGAAAGCGTGAATTTGATCGTCGTGACGGCCTTGCTTTCAGAAAGACGCGTAACGCTCAAAAGCGTGCCGAGTGCATCGAGGTAGCCGTCCTGAGCATATGAAAGCAGGTTCTGCTGCGCCGCCAGATTCACAGCCGTGCGCTGTTGAATGATGACGGCAGCGAGACTTAAAAGGTAGAGTCGAACCGGGTCACCGGCAGCGAGGGTTCGCCCGCTCGCCTCCTCATACCCAGTAATGATCTCGGACTTGATGGTCTCGGCGTCCGTCTCCAAAAACTCAACCGCCGGCAAGTGCCAGCGTGGAATAGTTTCTGCCATGTCTTATTCCTCCTCTCCGATTTGAACGACGACGCGCGGCTTCAAAATGCCGTCCATCGCGCTCGCCGTATCCTCGTCAAAGTCGACAGAAACGACCGTTGCCCTTGGCTCGTACTCTTCAATCGCGTCGATCACCTCAGACCGCATCAGCATCTTTGCGACCGGAAGGGGCTTGTCGATATGCGCCCACGTCAGCCCGAAGTCTCGGTCCAGAGGAACGGAGCCCTTACGCGTGCCGAGGATCGTCCGAACGTTCTGCAGAATCTCTCGCACCTCATCCGACGGCGCGAAGTCGACTTGACTTGACAGCGTCACTGTGTACTGAGCCATTTATGCCGCCTCCTTCAAGGTGATGCTGACCTCTGCTGACACGCAGATGCCGAAGTTGTTGTGATACTTTCGCTCCTCACCGATCGACTCAATGACGAACTTTCCAAGGTAGTCCGGCCCGATGAGCAAGCGTTCCGGCTTCTTCTTTTCGAGCATTTTCTTGAGCATGATGAGTGCCACCAGAGGCGGCGTCCCGAGCGAGGAGTTCAGCTGAATGTTGAAGCTGACCTCCGTTAGCCCTGGGCCGATGTACTCAAGCACAGGCTTCTTTCCGATGATCTCGTGCGTCGCCCATCTGGCGCTGCGCGAGACGGACAGGTCCTTGAATGTGTAGACGATGGCGCTGCTACTGACGAACGGGACCTTCCCAAACAGTCCGGTTAAGCTAAAACCAAGTCCCATTTCATCGCCTCCTTACAGCGGCGGACTCGTCGGCGAGCCGTCGCCCTGTTCTTGGTGTTTGTGGTTCATCAGACTGATGCCGCCTGCGACCACATCGCTCGACGCATCGATCTGACCTTCCAGATTCATGTTTCCGGACACCGTTACGGCCGCACCGCCTCCACCGCTAACAGCGAGGCCGCCCTTCCCGGTAATGAGACCAGTGACGTTCAGCACACCAGTAATGTCCGTTTTCGGCGTATCAAGCGTGACGCTCGACGACGCATTGACCGTCGCCGTTGTGCAATTGATCGTCACGGCGTTCGGCACCGTGATGGAGCCGTCCTGGCGGTTGAAAACGATCTCCGTGCCTTCAATCGTCACCGTGAGCTTGTGCTCCTGACGGTCGTAGCAGACGCGCGTGTCGTCATCGAAGACAACCGTGCGACGATCCTCTGTCGATTCCGGAGGCGTTACTTCGCCCGCGTAAATTGAACCGATGATGACGCCGTCTTCCTGCCCTTCACCGAAGAAGAGAACGATCGCGTCCTCCCCAATGTCAGGCATCGCAAAGTCGCGATTCTTGAGCGTGTTGCGCTGAAGAACGGGGAGGTCGTAGCTCACGATGCTGTCCTCGTCGTCGAAAACGACGCGAGCAGTGCATTTCGCAGGATCGATGCTCGATACCTCACCGATCTTGATGAGGCTCGGCACATCAGGAACCTTCCAAAGTGCGTCCATGCCGCACCTCCTAATAGTTGTTGTTGACGCGTCGAACCGAAAGGCTCGTCACGTAGCCGCTCGTGCTGACGCTGTGAGACGCACTCTCGATGATGAACGCCCCATCGAACGACCCGAAGCCCTTCAGATTGATGACGACACCCGCCACAAGGGACGTGTCGCCGACAAGAGAAAGACTGCCGGTCATCTTTCGAAGGTTGAGCTTTCGCAGCGTTGCCTTGGCAACGCGCTTCGCCTCATCGATCGAAGTCGCACGCTTCTTGACCTGGTACTCCTGACCGTTGTCATCGGCGTTCGGATCGACGTAGGTGTACGTCATGACTGCGGGATTTTTCTTCTCAGGAACGGCGTCGATGTCGTACTCGTTCGACGTGTAGCCGCCCGCAGAAGACTTTTTCTTCTCTTTCGGGTTTCGGTACGAAATTGTGCAGGACTTGTACGTCTCGGACTGCTGCGACTCGAAGTCCCACGAAAGGATGTCCGAGACACCCAGCGTGAGCGTTTTGACGGGCTTCTTCTTCTCGTAAAAAGCTTGGTCGAAGATCACAATCTGCGAGTCCGTCACCTTGATCGAAAGCCCGGCGTCTTCACATAGGCGCGAGAGAAACTTCAGGTTGCTTTCGGCCTTCTGATCCTGTCGGTCGTAGCTCGGGTTCTCCTTCGAATCGAAGAGGAGCTTGACTTTCGCGGCCGCCGCAATCTCCTGAGCGATGCCCTTGAGAGTTTTCTTCTCCCAGGCCTTCGTGATCATCTTGCGACGGATCGGAGTGTTCATCGGGACAGATACCGCACGCATCTCGAAGACACGAGGCGATCCACTGGTGCGGAGCGAATCGACGAAGAACTTGCCGCAGAAAAGCTCGCGCCCCTTCTTCCCGTCAACTGTCCCCGATGCGATGTAAGCGCGGACGACTTCGCCGCCGTCCGGTTTCCACTTGCTCGCCCACTTTCCCGTCGGGTCCTTCAAAGTGATGCTGATTTCGTCCGCCTCATTCGTTTCCTTGTCGTCGTAGGAAAAGGAAAGGAGATCAGGCAGAATGTCCTGCGTCACAGAAGTGCCGGCTTCGGTGAAGAGGAGCCGCAAATAAGTCTGGATAGGTCCACTCATCGCGTTCCCTCCGAACGCTTCCAAGGCGGCAGATTCTCGGCAAACTCAGCCGATTCCGTGTCAATGTCCGGCACATTGAGCACGACGCCCGCGCTGAAGAACACCGTCTTCCGGTGCTGTAGATTCGCGCGGATCAGCTGGTCCATCAACGCCTCAGAGCCATAAACTCGCTTGGCAATGATGTCCCATGTATCCATCGCGACGGTCTCATACGTTTTCACGTTACCGCCTCCTTATGAAAAAGATAGACGCTGCTGATCCGCCAACAGACGGCGCAGGTCCTTTTCAAGCTGTCGGCGACCTTCATCAAGGCCGCGTTTCACGCTTTCGTAGACATCACCAGAGCCCCCGGAAACGTTGATGACAGGAGCGAAATTGACGGTGATGCCGCCACCCATGCCAACCCCGGCACCGAGCATTGACGAGAGTTTCGACAGAGGAATCACAGCCTCCGGCTCTCCGCCTTCGCCAATATTGGCAAGCGTCGAACGGGTAGCAATTCCGCCTTCAGCAAGCTGCGGAATCTTCGGCAAGTTGACGCCGAATGTCTCACCACCGAACTTTGGCACCCACTTCGGAATGTCAACAGAAATCCCGTTGATTGCACCGATTGCGCCGTTGACGAGGTTGATGACCCCGTTGATCGGTGCTTTTGCAATCCCTTCAAGTGCCTGAAACGCATTCGAGAAGATGCCCTTGACGTTCTCCCATGCCGCAGACCACTGGCCCGTGAAGACGTTTTTCACAAAACCAATGAGGTTCGAGAAGACGCCCCAGACGTTCTTGGCGACGTCAGCGACAATCGCAAAGTTTGCCTTCACGACCGAGGCGATATTCGGGAAGTTCGAGGAGAACGAATTCCACAGCTCGACTGCCTTCGCCTTGATCGTGTCCCAGTTTTTGTAGACCGCAAGCCCCGCACCAACGAGCAACGTGAAGGCCGTAATGACGACCCCCACAGGATTCGCACGCATGGCCCCATTGAGCAATAGCATCGCTGTTCGCATCAGCTTGGCCGTTGCCGTCGCTGCCGTCACAGCAATTTTCCAAGCCCCCATTGCAATAGCCTGAGCCTTGGACGCCACAGTTGCGAGAACGGTACTGTTTCGCATCAGCGTGATGGCTTTCTGGATGTTGAGAAAACCTCGATACATCGAGACAACCGGACTCGCCAACAATGCGAAGACAATTCGCACCGCATGGAAACCTGCAACAGCCCCCACAACAGCACCTGCAACCTTCATGAAGCTCAAGATCAGAGCCTGGTTGTCAGTGACCCATTTAATGACGCCCTCGCTGCTTTTTACAAAAGCTTCCGCCGACTTTCGAACAGTCGGTAGGAGAGCCGTCCCAATGCCACCGGCAACGAGCTTGACAGCGTTTCCCGCGATTTGCATCGAGTTCGAAGTCGTGTCAGCTCTGGACTGAAACTCTTTCAACATCGAGCCCGCGTACTGCGCAGGTTCGCCGATCATCTTGAAGTTGCCCGCAAGCAGGTCGCCCTGCTTGGCAAGCGTTGCCACCGCAGACTTCACGCCCGCCTCGTTACCGAAGAGAGCGCCAATGATCGAGGACTTCTGATCCTCACGGAGCCCGTTGATGCGCTTGAAAACATCCTGAATCGCCTTCTGGGCGTTCTCGGAATTCGACGTCATCATGTGCGCCATCTTGCCCGCATCGATGCCGAGCTCTTCCATCGCCTTCTTCTGACTCTTCGTAGCGCCTTCACCAGACGACAGCGCGTTGATGAAAGACATCATCGAGGTCGAAGCGACTTCGGACGACACGGACGCAGATCGGAACGAGCCGGCAAGAGCCGCAATCTGCTTCTCATTCATCGCGGTCAAGCCTTTTAGAGCGCCGCCGGATCGAGCAAGCACCTCGACAACATCCTTCGCAGATGCAGAGGTCGTGTTGCCGATCTGGTTGACAATGTCGAACATTGCCTTGCTCTGCTCGATGTTGATGCCCATCTTCGACTGAATGTCTGCGTACGCAGCACCGACCTCTTCGCCAGTCATGTCGAACGCGATGGCCATTTGATTCTGAATCTCAACGAGCTTCAGGGCTTCGTCAGCCGTCTTTGCAATGCCGGACTGGAAGGCGTTCGCCGCCATCGCCGTCATGTCCTCAGTGCTCTTCGCGTATTTCAGCGAGAGCTTCTGGATGCCGTCAAAGACTTGCTTGTAGTCATCCGAGAACTTGCGGAGCTCAGCCTGTTGATCTTCGAAGCTCATCGCTTGCTTGACTGGAATGCCTGCTGTACCGGTTGCAGAAGCTGCCATTGCACCAAGAGTGCCGGCACTTGCCATTGCGTTTCCGGTCAATTGCCCCTGATAGTCTTTCGCAGATTGCATCCTTTCGTTTGTTTTCGCGAGCCTTTCCTGCGCCGCACGCGCCTTGTCGGCCGCAGCAGCGAGCGCGTTTTGGCGCTGAATGAGCGTCTGCATGCGAACGCCGGTCGTGCCCATCGTACCGTCAAGTTCACGAAGTGCAGCTCTGTTTCTCTCAAGGCTGTTCTTTGCCTTTTCAACAGCCGCCTTGGCGCGATTGAAGTCCGCCACCATCTTGGCAGAAGGTTCGCTTGTCGCATGCATCGCACGACCAAGCGCAGCTACTTTCTGACTGGCTTGGATATATTCGCGAGAGCTGTTTGCAACCTCTTTTCGCGCCTTGACCAAGCCATCCATACGTGCGGAATCGGCATTGAGTTTTGAGATTTGCTCGCTGAATTTGTCGACAGTCGAGCCTGCTTTCTTGAACGAATTGTTAAAGGCGCCGGACAGCTTGCCGGCGATTGCGAAAGCAATGCTGTATTCCTTTACGCCCATTCGCTCCCTCCTTTCAAAAAGCAAAAAGCCCGCCGAAGCGAGCTTTCTGCACAAAAGAAAAAAGCCCGCCAAAAGCGAGCTCCATCTTTTCAAATTAGGGAATGCGTCAGAAAATCAGGTGGTACAGGCCGAAAAGTATCGCAACCCACAGCAGTACACCAAAAAACGTCATCACGCCTTCAACAGCGCCATTCAATAAACGCATAAACATCCGATCTCCTCCTTGGGTACAGTATACCGTTAAGAAGAACAGAAGTCCCTGAATAAGCAACTCACTTTCTCTTATTTGCCCTCGCTTCGGCTTCTAGCTGCTTCGTAATCGCCGCATTCCACGAGCTGAGCTCGACCAGAGGCTCTCGCATCCAGTCCAGCGCACTTCCTCGCATGATGCGGGCGATAGAAACCGAAGCAGATTTAACTTCTTCGTCAGGGTCGGTCCTTTCTGAGAACCCGATTACCCCAACAAAAAATTGCTGACCTCCTGAGCGACGCCGCAATAATCCTTTGCAGGAAGCCCAGTCATAAACTCGATCGGGAGCTTCGCAGCCTTGGCGGCCAGGAAGGCGCAGAAGTCAATATCAGCAGAAACCAACGGCGAGAAGTTGCCGAGTCGCGCCCATTCGCGCTTCGCGGCGGACACGTCCTTTCCAGTCAAGACATCAAGATCAAGTTCGAGCTCAGTGTACTTTTGACCTTCGAACTCATATTCCTTAGAGAGGATGTACTTCATGTGATTCACTCCTTTGTGTTTAGTTTGCCGGGGCACGACTCATGCCGCCCCCGGCGTAGTGCTTTACGCCAAGCCCAGGTCCTTTCGTACGCTGGCGAGCTTGTCTTCACCGTCAAACTTTGCGATGAAGTTGTACTTGTCGATTTCGATGAGTTCCTTGCCATTCACAAGGACCTTCATGTAAATCACCTCGAACTCGGTTTCGCTGTCCGTCGTAGAACCGACCTCAAACGAACCGAGCGAGACGCTCTTCGGCGTTGCACGCAGAGACACACGAACGGGCACAGACGAATATTCGCCAAGCGCAGCGTCGTAAACCTGCTGCGATCCGCGCAAGTCAAGCGCATGCGCCTTTTGATTCGCAAGCTTTGCAAGTTCGGGCGTGATGGTGCGCCAAGTGAAGGTCGCAGTCATCGAACCGAAGTGGCCGAGAATCGGGCTCTCAACTTCGCCGGCGATACCGGCTCCGCTGACAGTGTCACTCATCGCTTCGATGGACGGCAGGTCCACATTCGCGACGCCGAGCAAGTCGTTTCCGTCGTTGTAAACGCGGAAGTTAATCAGGCGCTCGGGCACCTTGTTTCCAGTTGCCATAATTCAAGCCTCCTTATTCAAACAGCGTCGAGAGATAGCTCGCGTCGTACTCAAGAATGAAATCGATCTCGCGATTCGGCGACGGCGGCGTGATGTACACGTGAAAACGTGCAATGCCGTCCATCAAATCAGTCGTCGGGTTTTCGCTCTCAAGGAACTCCACGCGACCGCCGAGAATGTACTGGCGAGCCGCAAGCCCGTTGAGCCAAATGTTCGCGCTGTCAACAATCGTGTCGACCTGACGACGATTCAGGGGCGCATCAACGCGCTGCCAGAAGGTCTGAACAAGCGTGTTGCCGACCCAGTTGAACATGCGTCGAACCGGAATGAAGGAATCCTTCACGTCGGTGTTGCCCGGATAGCAAGCCATGCGGTTGCCCCAACACACCCAGCCGCCGATGAAGTTGAGCGCCGTCACGACGCCCTGGCCATTCAGATAAGCGCCGTTTTCAGGTCCGAGCCAGACTTCCTTGCCGTTTGCAAGGACAGCAGCCGTCATCTGGAAGTTCTCGTTGGACGGACTTACATACGGCGTATTTTCGTTCTTGCCATCGACCTGACCAATAAGCCCCATGAGCTGAGTACTCATGTGGAACGCCGTGCCGGAAAGGGCAAGCATCGGCCAACAAACGACCTGAGCTTCGTCCACGATGTTATTGTTGTTCTTCCATTCGGCGACCTTCGAGTAAGAATCGACGGTGTCCGTCGGAACGTCGATAAGGGCAATCGCGCGGAAGTGTTCGTTGATGTTGACAGCCTTGGCCGCCATCACAGCCGCCACCTCCGGATCGCTCGAATATTTCGGAGCGACGATCTGCCCCGGCACAAGGCGGAAGCGCGGGAAGCACTCGCCAACAAGTTCAAGGCCGCTCTTTGCACCGTCAACGGAAACGCCGCCGATGATTTCAGACTTCGTCACAGCAGACGGATCGAGCTTTTCAGCCGCAAACGTCAGCGATGCGCCGACCGGCACCTTGAAGCTGTCCTCATCCTTCTTCGACGTGATGACAAGATGCCCCGCGTCATTGAAAGTCGCTACGAAATCAGTTCCTTCCTGATAGGTCGTCACGTCTTGAGAAAGCTTGAGGGTCGACAGGATGATGCCGGTCTCTGCAATCGTTGCAGAGCCGGTCTTCGAGTCAAGCGTCACCGTCTTTGCCGTCGCCGTCTTCTTGTGCTTCGCAGGATCGAGAACGTTGACCACAATGATCGGCGCGACGCCAAAAAGAGCGAACTGGGAATAGATCGCTTCGCTCAGCGTGAAGTCGTACTTTTTCAGACCGCTTGCGCTGTCCTCTACCGGCGGCACGTATCCGAATGCGGCGACAGCCTCGTCATACGAGTAGCAGAGAACGGGCTTGTTGACGTTGGTCGGATCGGTCATATTGACCGGAGCAGTCCCAACAATGAAAGGAATGGCCGCCTCAACCTGCACAGGCGGCAGGATAGAAGTCGGCACTTCGGAGATTTTTACCCCGTGGTTGTATGCCATTTGATGACCTCCTTAGAGTTCATTTTTGAGTTGACGCACATAGGCGTTTAGGATGTCTCCCTTCACGCCGATGCGCTTTCGCGCTGTCGCCAGTTCAGACACCGGGACAAAGAGACCGCGCAGGGCCTCACTCTTTTCGCGCATCGATACGATGTGCGGAGGAAACTCCCCTGCACGGAAAACCGCATTGCGCATCAGTGCACCACCGCCAAGAGTCGGGCCGATATAAACGACAGCCCTTCCCTCGGTGGTTTGCGCCTTTTTAGTTGTGGGTTTCTTCATAGTCATCAGAAGTCCTCCTCCTTATCAATTGGCTGCGGCGTGCGGATGTCCCACGTCGTCTGCATGTCGAGCTGCCAGTACGGATAGGGCTGCTCCGCATAGGTGCTCCACTTGATCGGATGCTTCAGCCGATACCGATTAGCCAAGGTCATCCCCGGCAAGGAGCACAGCGCAGTGCGAATGCGGGACATAACGTTCAGGCAGTATTCGTGCCCGTCGCACTCTTCGGAGTAGGTCCCGACAATGATCGAAACCCTCACCTCGGTTGAGTCTTGGTCTGTCGCACCTTCGTCGACTCGGACAAGAACGAAAGGAAAGTCGTCCTTCTGTCCGGTACGCTTCGGCGGCAGATACCCGTTGACGACCTGCGGAGCACGAAGATCGCCCTCTGCAGAGCCGCGCTCTGGTTTCGTTGGAAGCGAGAAGTTCTTCACGGCCTCCGCGACCAGTTCACGGATCGCGCGCGTCAGTTCGTTTTCAACCATCCGCATCACCCCTTGTGTTTTGTGTATTTGTTGATGTTCCCACCGCCGAGGAGATAGCCGGTTTCGTGATCCAGACGCTTGAGGAAGGTCTCCTGCATCGCCTTTTCGACGTTGTCTACGACCTCGTTATTCCCAGACAGCACCGGGATTGCTGGACCATAAACCTCTTGCACAGGAAGCGAACTTGTGCCCAATCGCTGAAGAATCCTTCCGCGATAGACAAACGTTTTCCCCAATGGCTTCAAACCTCCCCGTGCCTTGACGGCGACGCGCACCGGCTTTCGTGCATTGCCGGTCGTGTCGGTTTTCGGACGAGTCTTGTAATTCACCAACGGAATGCGAGGCCCCTTACTCGTGACCAGCGCTTCAAGGTCTGAACGCGTCGCCTTATGGATGGAGAAGTTACGGCGCACCGTTGAAGCCTTGATCGTGTACTCCTGCCGGATCGTTGAGACCGCGGCAGAGCGTCCGGCAGTGGCCGCACGATTCATCGAGCGACTGATGGCGGCCTCGTATCCGTTCGGAACTTCCGAGAGCAACTTGGCCGCCTTCTCAAGAGCGTTCTTGTACCGCCCCTGTCCGTCGGAAACGATGACCTCTAATGGTTTACTCATTGCTCATTCGCCTCCGTCACAATGACGAGAACGCCTCCCTCGTTGCTGACGGACTTGACAAGATGAAGCGAGCCGTCGACGTTGAGAAGCTCGCCCTCGACAGGCGTTTCAATCACGCCAACTTCGACGTAGATCGTCAGTTGGTTGACAAATACTCCAAGGTATGAATCGTCGCCGTTCGCCTGCGTGATGATCTTGTCGAGAATGCACGGCACAACCTCATGGCCGATTTCGTGCTCCTCGGCAAACTCGTCGAGGTTGATGAAGACGTTCTGCACGTCAGCAGCAACGAAATCCTTGAAGGCACTCATCCCGCCACCTTCTTCGTCGTGCGACGCTTGACAGGTTGCTTGACTTCAACTTCTGGCTCATCTTCTGCTTCGGGAATCGGAGCAAAAGCAGCTTCCGGCGTCGGCAATGGAGCTTCTTCGACAGGGTCGTCCTCGACCTCATTCACGCCGACAAGCGCCAGATTTTCCTTGAGAAGCTGAAGGCCGACCGTCTCGTCAACCTCGATCTCCTCACCTGCCGTGTAGCGTTTGCCGGAAATGAGAATGTTTTCTAAAAGAACAACTTTCATTTCTGTCCCTCCTACGAAAAAGGGCAGGTCGTATTGCCTGCCCTAATTCGGTTTTTGTCGCTCTTAAGCGAGAGCTTCGATGACGTGGAAGCCGTGAATCTGCTGAATGATCGGCAGCGGACGGCTCTTGATCTGCACGATGCGACCGGAAGGATTCGCACGCTGGACCCAAGAGTCCGGCACACGAGCGCCTTCGTAGAACTTGACCGCATCATCACCGGTCAAGGAAACCAGGCCGTAAGCAAGCATCGTCTTCGCGTTCGGGCTTGCGAGCATGCAGAGTTTTTCGGGAACCATCGGCTGTTCCTTGCCGGCGTCATCCGTGTACCACTCGTCATAAGAGTAGATATCAAGACCGGAGTCCTTGAGATAGCCCCAGTACGTCACGCCATTCGGCAAGTGCTGCGGATCAATCGCGCCCATGTCCACGCGACGCGTATCGAGCTGATTGGCAGTCGTGAGCTTATCGAGGATCGTATCAAGCACCTTCGAGCCGCAGATCAGCTCGTGCGGCGTAAAGCCGCCGGACTGAATCATCGTGCGACGAAGCGTACGAAGATCGCCCATGATCTGGGCGGCGTCAGCAGCGTCCCACTTCGTGCCCAAAGTAGTCTTCGGCTGCTCCTTCGTCTCCAGGTGAGCCCAGTAGTTCAGAACTTCATCGTAGCCTTCGCCCTTGACCGTCACCTTGCCCTGGAAAAGAGCCTCGGCGCACATGACCTCTTCACGACGCGTGATGATGTCGTCGAGGTCGGACAAGTCCTTGCCGAGGATTTCGGCAGCACGCTGCGTCGGGCTCTTTGCGGAGTAGATCGTTTCGCCAGGCAGGCGCTTCAGCATATCTTCTGCCGTCGTCACGCGCATCGGAGAAACTTCCGGCGCTTCGTAACTTTCCGTGCGGAAACCTTCGCGCGTCAGCACGACACCGCCAACCTTCGGGTTGACGAAGGGCGCAATCTTGCGACCGCCGCGACCGATGATGTCGAAGTCGATCTTCTGGGTGTGGAAGGTCGGGCGATTCGTAAAGTAGCGATCGCGCAACCAGGTGGAATTGCTCTTTTGGCCTTCTTCGACCATCGCGAGCATCGTGCGAGTAGTAAACATATCAATTGCCATTGTTGTAGTCCCTCCTGAGATTTAGATGCTCGGCTTGAAGAAGATGCTGACCTGACGAGCAGACGGCTTGAAGTCCGCAACGGCAGCGCTGTTCTCAGCGTTAAAAGAAAGAGCATCTTCGTTGAATTCGCCGGTGAGATACACGGCAGCGACCTTGTCGCCGGAAGCCGTATCCACGTCCTCGGCAAGGACTGCATACACTGCAGAAATCGTCGTCTTCCCAGAGTCAACCTTGCAGAGCGTGCCGTCCTTATCAAGCAGAGCGCCGCGCTTGAGCACGCCCTGGCTAGTCTTGACCATCATGCTGTCAGCAACAACCGGCATGATCTGCGACGCAGCGAAAAGATTGTCGACAGTCGTCGTATGAGTTTCTTGCATTGCCATTTCTTCTTCCTCCTTTACTTGCGAGCGAAGGCGCGCGCACCTGCTTCAATGGCCGCCTTCATTTCGGCGTCCAGCTTTGCCTTCGCTTCTGCCTTCGGATCAAGGCCTTCATTGCCTTCCGATTCGATACCCTCAAGAGCCTTCGCGTCGCTCTTGCGATCCTTGAGCATCTGTGCGCCGCGAGCCTTGTCGGCCTTCAGGATCTGAACTGCAAGCGCCTCGGCGGTCGTCTTGCCGTCGAACTTTGCAGCGTTTACAAGGTTTTCATGACCGACGACAGCGATGTCTTCAATTGCCTGAATGCGAGCGCGTTCCTGCGCAGCGCCTTCGACCATTGCTTCGTTGCGGATCGCCTGAACCAGTTCAGGGTGTTCCGCCTTCAAGGTTTCAAGATTCATTTTCTGAACCTCCTTCTTTTGAACTGCGGACGCCTTCGGCTCTTCCGCGTGAATGAAACCTTCAGGTGCATTCGCAAAAAACTGCGCGCTCACCTTCAGGTTGTTGACCATGACGGCGTCACCCACCGCACGGTTTTCGACGACTTGACTTTCGTCGATCTCGTCAGCAAAACCGAGCTCAACCGCTTCCTCAGCAGTCAAGAACGACTCTGCGTTCATTAGCTTGTCGAGAGTCTTTTCATCGAGACCGGTCTTCTCGCTGTAGATGTCGCGAACGCTGAGTCGAACCTTCTCAAGGTTTTCTGCCGCCTCCTTCATCTCGCGCGGCGTCAGAGCATCGGTGCTCATGCGCACGGGATGGACGAGCATCATCGAACCGCGAGGCATTACAACCTTCGCGCCCCTTGCGCTCGTGATGATCGTTGCTGCACTTGCCGCCATGCCAGCGACGGTGATCGTCACCGGGCCTTTATGACGTGAGATCAGGTTGTAGATCGCGATCCCCGTGTAGACGCTCCCGCCCATCGAATTGATGTAAACGTTGAGCGGCTGGTCGTCGCGAACTACAGCCATGTCGGCCTTGAAACTCGACTCATCGAAACCCTGATCCCAAAAGCCCCCGCCAACCGACCCAAACAGGTCAAGCCGTGCGGGGGCATCTTGAGCAGCCGCCGTGAATTGATAGAACTTGTTCTTATTCATCTGTTTCCTCCTTCTCAGGTTCCATCATCGGTTGAGCCGAAGCCGTCGCACTCAAGCCGTCCTCTCTACGCATCGCTTCCTCGCGTTTGCGCACAGCGTGAACTTGGTCGTACTTCATGCCAGTAAGCTCAGCCGCCTCACGTTCACGAGTGCTGAAGCCTTCATCGACACGAACCTTCGCGGCGTTAGCTTCCTTCAACGGATCAAGCTGTCCCTGCGCGTCGCCGTACCAATCCGCACCGCACCAAGCAGCACGGATCGCCGGGTCGTCAAAGAAGCCGGGCGCTTGCACACGACCTTTCAAGACAGCCTCGGTGAGCCACTCTTCGTAAATGGGCTGACAGAAGTTCCCCACGAGCCACTCTCGGCGCATGCGGAACATCTTCCAAGCCTCCAAGAGCGAAGCACGTGAAGCCGAATAGGACGCAGTGAAGTTCTTCACGAGAAGCTCGTAAGGAATCTCAAGTGCCGCACCAATCTGACGACAAATAGCGATCACGAAAGGATCGAAGTTTGGATTCGGTCGACTCGGGTCCGCGATCTGGACCTCTTCCCCCTCATCAAGGGCGACAATCGAGCCGTTACCCATTTCATAGGCGTTCGGGTCCTTGTCGACTTGCATCGCGGGATTGAAAGCCTGCCCCAGAGGGGAATCCGGCGTGTTGCTCTTCACGAATACCGTGAACATGCCGGACACGACCGCCGCCATCAGCTCGGCTTCTGAATACCGTGAAAGTTGCTTCAAGGCCTCGATGACCGGAGCAAGCATCGGCACCCCTCGGCGCTGTGCAGGACGTTCAACGTCTGCCATGATGTGCAGGACGTTGCGTCGCCCGGTCGTCGTACCGAAAGCAAGCACGCGCTTCCATTCCTGTCGCAGGTTCTGGCCGATGCGAGGGATCGCGCCCGGATGATGCTTCGCAACCCAGTAGGCAACGGTCTCCCCGTAAGTTCCGACTTCGATGCCGCCGAGGACATTTGCTGTCGTCGGAGGGTTCTGCGGATCGCACACCCGGTCGGCTTCGATGAGGCCAATTCGCAGGTCGTAGGCGCAGCCCTTGCGCGGGATGATCGGCATCGTCACAAAGACGTCGCCACTCATCAACGCAGAAAGGAGCACCAAGGACTGAAGCTGAAAGAACGTCTGCCGTCTTTCCGCATCGCAGTTCACGCTTTCAGACCAAAGCCGCCATTCACGTTCGGTGTTTTCTTCCCACTCTTTCGCCTGCTCCTCGGTAAGGCCGAGGAACTTCGCATCGATCTGGGCATTCAGCGCAAGCCCGGACCCAACGACGTTCGTTCGAACGGTCTTGAGCGCGCCAGTTGCAAGAGGCGAACCCATATAGAGGTCGCGCGAGCGATTGCGAAGCGTCTCCAAGTTGTCAACGATGTCCGCGTCCGCGTCGCTCCCGCCGGATAGCCATCCCATAAGGGACTTCTTGGCGTATGAGCCACCGTGCCGCGAATATCCGCTGTTGAGAATTTCGAGCTTTCGGCGGGCTTCATAACGCTTCAACGCGCGCTCAGGACTGATCGCCCTGATTGCTTTGTCAAGCAGATTCATTTGCAAGCCTCCTTACAGGTCGCGAGGGACGGCACGCATTACACGTGCCCCCTTACGGCCGTTTTCGAGCTTGTCGATCTCGTTGCGCCAGTATTTGATGCGAGCTGCAATGTCTGAGAGCGAAGCTCTCGTCAAGCTACGCGTTCCGATTTTGTAAGACTGGCCAGAGGCGACCGCGCGTTCGGCATCGAGCCACATCTTCAGATTCGCGCGGGCCTCGTCTATGGTGATCCAAGACATTTCGATGCCTCCTTTGTTTGTGATTACTTGCAGTCGTTGAACGTCACGCCGTCTTCACGAACCGCGTCCTCTCCCGTCAAGTCCTGCCATCGCTTGATGATGACGTCGCAGTAACGTGGATCGAGCTCCATCGCCCGAGCCTTACGACCTGTGTTCTCGCAAGCAATGACGGTCGTGCCAGAGCCGGCAAAGCTGTCGAGAACGACGTCGCCCTTCTTTGTGGAATTGCCGATCTGATACTCAAACAAATCAACCGGCTTCATCGTCGGGTGATCCCCGTTCCTCAACGGCTTATCGAAGTCGAGAACCGTCGTTTGTTTACGGTCCGAGTACCAGGCATGCCCCGCGCCTTCCTTCCAGCCGTACAAGCACGGCTCATGCTTCCACTGGTAGTCAGAACGACCAAGAACAAGAGAGTTTTTGTTCCACACAAGGCACTGGCGCACCTTCCACGCGTTGTCTCGGCACGCGCCTCGGAAGTTGTAGCCTTCAGCGTCCGCGTGCCAGATGTAGAAAGACGCTCCTGGCTTCATGGCAAAATCAGCAGTAGAGAAGGCATCAATCAAGAACTTTCGGAAGTTCTCGTCCGACATGTTGTCGTTCTGAATCGTCAGCTTGTCTTTCGTCGCGCCTTCGTAGGCCACGTTGTAAGGCGGGTCGGTCAAATACAGATCGACGCTGCCTTCTTCGCACAAGCGAACAAGATCATCGATGCGTGTTGAATCTCCGCACAACAGCTGATGGTCCCCAAGGAGCCAAAGTTCGCCAGGCTTGACAACCGGGTCTTCTGACGGTTCCGCGATTTCCTCAGCGTCTTTCCCGTGCTCCTCGTCGTCATCAATCGAGCCGGTCCCATCAAGCAGAAGGTCGAGCTCTTCGTCAGAGAAGCCCATGACATCGAGGTTGAAGTCAAGTTCCTGAAGTTCACCGAGCTCGATGCGGAGAAGCTCCTCATCCCATCCGGCGTTCAGTGCCAACTGATTGTCGGCAATGCGCAGCGCTTTCTTCTGCGCAGCTGTGAGCCCCTTCAGGCGAATCGCCGGCACTTCCTTCATGCCGATCGACTTCGCGGCCATTGTTCGACCGTGGCCTGCAATGAGCTCGTTGTTTTCGTCGATCAAAACGGGATTTGTGAACCCAAACTCTTTGATCGATTCTGCGACTTGCTGTACCTGCTCGTCGCTGTGCGTTCGAGCATTTCGCTCGTACGCCTTCAGATTGTCAACGCTAACGTATTCGATCTGCGTTTTCTCTTGTCGCACTAGACTTGCAACTCCTTACACGGTTATTCCCTTCGACAGCGTCCCTCGCGGCTTGCGGGGAGCGGTCTGCTGTCTGAGTGCCCCGCCGTTCTGGTAGAAGTCGGCAAGGAACTCGAAGTTCGGGTTCAGCAATTCGAGTGCGGCAGTCGCGTAGACCGCGCAGTCAAGGGCCTCGTTGCGTTCGCGGATTTTCTTCCACGCCATTTTCACGACGCCTTTTTCAAAGTGTTTTTCAAGCACCTCAGCGGTCAACTGCTTGAAGAAGTTTTCAGAAAAGCCCCTGTCCTCCTGCGCCGCATAGTGCGCGAAGTTCGGACCAGGTTCCTGCACGGAAAGCCTGTTCATGACGAGCGACTTTCCGCTGTCAACACCGAGCGTGAAGAGCGTTGCCTTCATCGCGTTGCTCTTCGTCGGCGTGTTGATGAACGGGACACCGATGCCGCCTCGCCCCTTGATCGCGAAAACGCGCATTCGTTCTCGGGCTTTCGTGTACTGGTAGACGTTCGTTGTGTAGGTACCGTCACCAGAGTCAACGCAGGCGCAAGCGACCGAAACATGGACGCCGTTTTGCATCGAATACTGCCGCTGCAGGATTGCATCAAGCTGCTGCCATGTTCGCGGATCGTCCGGGCGGCCATAAAGCACTCGATGTTCAATGCCCCAACACTCCCGCCCGACGCCCCATCCATAGACCGTGCATTCGAGACGGTCGTGCTGAACGTCGATGCCAGCGGTCAGTAGCAAGACGCCTTCCGGGAGGACGCCGTTTGGCGGATAGCTTTCGCGCCGGTTGAACAGTTGCTCCCAGTTGTCGGCGTCAGGGTTGATTTCCTCCCAGGCCTCGCCGAGCTTCAAATTCACGAACTCCATGAGGCCGTGTTTGTCGCGGTTGTGGTTCACCGAAACGAACTCCTCCACCAGATCGTGCAAATTGACCCAAGGCGAATAGAGCGCGTTGACGTGATAGCCCTTGATCTTGCTTCCGGGGTTCGTTGCAATCCAACGACCGCTCTGCAGTAGCTTCGGGTCGGGCTTGTAAGCGCCTCTCGTGATGCAACCGCACTCTGGACAATGCATGCTTGCTGTCATCGGCAGCGCATTCCCTTCGTCGTCTTTCTGCCAGGTCACGTTTGCCCATTGCAGAATGTGTTCCTCACCGCAATGCGGGCACTTGACAAAGAAGCGACGTTGATCACTTCGTTCGTACCAGTCGTCAATCTTCGACGCGCCTTTGATGGTCGGCGTGCTGACAAGAATGATCTTTCGGTTTCCGAAGTTCTGAGTTCGCTGAATGGCAAGCTTCAGAGGGTCCCCTTCTTTCGTCACGCCGTAGCGGTCCACTTCGTCACAAAGCAGGACGCGAATCGGACGGGACGCAAGCCCCGCCGGCGAGTTCGCACCGACAAGGGCAAGGTAGCCACCGGGGAAGTGCTTCATGCGAATTGTCGTGCTTGACTTTTTCGCGGAACCGCGACCGTCCTTTCCTTCTTCGAGCTTGCCTTGCAAGCCTGGAGAGTTCTGGAACATGGGCTCGATGCGCTCCTTCGAGAACGCCTCGGCCATTTCAACGGTCGGCTGTAGCATAAGCTGAGGCGCGGGCTCCTGATCGGCGTAGTAGCCCATGATGTTCAGGAGCATCTCCGACTTGCCGAGCTGAGACGAGCAACACATGACGACGATTTCCGTGCGTCGATCCGTTGCTGAATCCATCGGCTCCTGTAGGTAGGGAGTTCGACTTGTGCGCCAAGAGCCGGCTTCTGGAGAAGTACCAGACGCAACAACGCGGAACTTGTCGGCCCACTGGCTCCCAGTCAAACGAGAGATCGGGCGACAGGCTTGCGCCCACGCCTTGGCCCAAATGCCCATGTCATCACTCCTTTGCGAAGCGCGAGTCGTTGATTGTTTTCAGAAGGTCGCGGAAGATGTCTTCAAGGACTTCTTCAGCTTCGCGCTGCGTCCGATTTTCAAGCAGCGCGGAATAACGTGTCGGCGCGGAGATCGCGAAGTTTCGGAGCATTGCTGCCGCCTCTCTCGCGTCCACCTCAACATCGGCAACCGCTACGTACTCGCCCTTGAGCTTCTTGTATTCGAGGTCCTTGATTTTTGCGGTTGCGACCTCTTTGGCGACGCGCGCCTTGTTGAACGCCTCATTGAGATTCATCGCAGAAGCGATCTGCTTGTCGTCATCGTCGTCGCCCATGAACACGTCCGCAGTCTTTCTCGACGTGCGGCGGCTCGCCTTTTTTTGTTCTTCAGACTTGACCAGAGCCTTGAAGGCTTTAATACCTTCTTTCAACGGAATCTTTCCGTCGACGAGAGGCAGCTCGCCAGTCTTGCACTTCCCGCTTACGTATGCGGCACTACGTCCGACCTGGCGCGCAAACTCTCGCATGCTGACGCCATCGTTCGCCATGCCAACACCTCATTTTGTTTGGTACTTCCATCTTCACGCGTTCGCGCTTTCGCTTCAATACCGGCAGGCACCGGCAAGCGTAAACCGTTCACGAAAAGCGTAAAGTGAAATGTTCATGAACACCCTTTTGAAAATTGCATCTAGACCGTTTTCGGGGCTCGTCCGACCCGCATGAGTCAAAAAGCCCCGGGAGGACCCAAGCTCTCTCCGTCGCTCATTCGACGCCCCATCACTGAGCGGGCAGAGGCTGAGGTTGAGCCAGCACAGGCTCCTGGTTCTTGTCATCAGTCACAGCATCGTAGACAGCGTTGCCTGCCATCGATCCTGCGAAAGATCCGGCGACAGTAGACCAGAAGCTATTGTTGGAAGAAGCCGGCACCTGATGCACCGTCTGGTTGATGACGGTCGTGTTCTTCTTCACAACGGTCGTGCGCTTCGGTGCATAGCTCTTCGTGGGAGCAGGACGGGAGAACGAACGACCGCCGCTGAACCCACGACCACCTCGTGCTTCAGCTGCTGTAGAAACGAAAAAGGCGACCGCAATGGCCGCCACAATAGCTTTCTTCATAGGTAACCCAAGGAATTAGAGAGGGCGAGGATTTCTCCCCGCCCCGACCTCGGAGCAAACTGCCCTAAGGTAGCGAAAAGGTAACCGCGCGGAGTGAGCTTCCTGGGGACAATCCGTCCCCGGCTAGGCTTGCGCGGTGTTGTAAACGAAAAAAAGCCCGCAGGATCACTCCTACAGGCTTACATCTGGGTTTCGAACCCGCCTACGCAAAAAGGCATGCCGTTTTCTGAAGATGCACCTATCCCAGAAAACGGCCCCGCTGATCACACAGCTTCAAATTGTCCTTTTAGTATAACTCATTTAGGCGGCATTCCTTCGAGTTTGAGCAGATTGTTTCGAATCATCTTCCTGCCCATCTCTACCAGTCCATCAAACTCCCGCTCGTGAAGATTGATGCGGTGATACTTCCTCAGGATGCGCTTCAGGTCCATGAAAGGCACGTTGAAGGCGTATGCAACACCGACAACCATCTTCGCCTTTCTGTAGCGCTCTGGTGCAACCGGGAGTCGTACCCACGCCCTTTGCACAAGCAGGGCATCGCTGACATCCACCGGCGGCGGTCCGTCATGCCGTTCGACAGGCAGGTCATTGTCCTTATCATCGTCCGGCACGGCTTCCATAAAGGCGCACAACGGAGAGCGTCCCTGCCGCTTCGGGTCTTGGTTCCATCGCCCCCAGTTAAGCAGACGGTCTTCGAGAATCTTTTCTTCAGCGTTCATGTTCCTCTTCCCATTCGTCACGACAAGCGGCACAACACCAGCGTCGAACGTTTTTCACTCCATTCGCGGATGCAGCCACTCTCTCAATGACCTTTCCGCAGTTCAAACAAAGGCTCACGAGAACCGGGCTAGGTCCCTCGGGCTTTCTCTCCTCAATTGCCGCGCGCATGATCCACTCATCGCTTCTGGCAGCTCGGTCAGCATCATCCATGCTTCACCTCGTCAATAAAAACTTTTACACCCGGCTCGGGTCCGTACGCCTTTCTGGTCCGGCTGTCGATCACCTGCGAGTCGTCCTCAAAAACGATCCCGTTCATGCCGTCAAGAATCGCCTTCTGTACGTTGTCAAGGTCCGGCTTTGAGACGTGATGCTCGACACCTTGCAGAGCCGCTGTGCGGCGTTTCTTGGACCATGACGAGGGCACAGGGAAGATGGCGAGGATGTCTACCCGAACCGCATTCGGCTTTTCGATCTTTCTCTTGCCGATCATGGCTTCCTTTGCCCTGGCCGTAACGAGCGCCTCATACTTGCGCGTCGTGTCCGGCGTGTACGTGTGGCCGCTGCGAGTGAAGCGCGGCCTTCCTTTTCCTTTTGGGAGTCCTTCGATTGTGAAATTCATTGCTGACATTCCTTTTGGTTCATGTTTCGCAGAGCTGACGGACGGCCATCTCTTTGAGTTCCTCGACTTCGGTGTCATCCACGGGCGCCTCAGCCACCCAGAATCCGGAGTCAGTCTCGATCCCGACGAACATCTCGCCGTTTGGTCGAAAGAGTGGGCTGGAGAAACCTTCTCCAGTTCTTTGGCAGAGATAGACCGTCACGGGTTCCCCGGAGGCCGTCTCAAGTTGCCAGCTCACTTTGATTTCTTTGATGTGAATTCCTTTTGTTTTTGCCCATCGAAGTAGCCCTGCACGAAGGCTGCTCTCTTTTTGGGATTCATTCGAGCCGTGAGGCTCTGGTATTTCGCCATCGACTCACCACGCAATGCGGCAGATCGTCCGAGGCGATATTCGTCACTTTCTTTCATGACTCCTCCTTTGTTAAAAATCGATGTCGTTCTTCCGCATGCTCGGCCACGAGAGCCGGATGAACTTGCATGTTTCTTTGAGCCTGTCGTACTCCTGCTCTCCTATCGCGGTCTTCAGCAGCGCCGGATCGGCGTTGGTGATCCAGATGGTCGGAAGTTGAGTGTCGTAGCGGGCGTACAAGACCTCTGAGAGGACTTCCTTTGTGATCGGCTTCGCGTCTTCCTTTGCGACCTCATCGACGACAAGCAGCGGACAGGTTTTGTAGGCTCGCTTGACGTCTGCGGTCGTCTTACCCGTCTCTCGGCAGCCCCAGGAATCGGCAACCCTCTGCCCCATCTCATGTGCCGTCGTGTAGATGCCGGCGCACTTGCTCAAGAGTTCCTGAAGCACCGCACACGCCAGATGGGTCTTGCCGGTCCCGCATTCGCCGATGAAAACCATCCCTATGCCGGACTGGCGAAGCGCGTCGAACTTTGTGATGTAGGACTCGGCGATCTTGAGCACCTTCGCTTTCTGGTCGTTCCCATCGGTTCTGAAGGATGCAAGCGTTCTGGATCGGTACTTGGTCGGGATGGCCGTTCGGTCCAGCGTCTGCTCATACGCGCGGCGCTTTTCAAGCTCTTCGCGTTCCCTGCGTTCGCGCTCTTCGGCTTCCTGCCGTTTCTGCAGCTGGATCGCTCGGCACGTCGGGCATCCGCTCGCGTTCATGAGTTCCCCACGTAGGTAGGTCAGTTGCGAGATGTACTGTCCGTGCTCCGGGCATACCCGTACCTCTTCATCATCGACAAGGCCCAACTTGACGATCCAGCCTTCTGCTTTTTTCATGTTGTTTTCCTCAATCCACGATGATCGTTACGCCGTCGTCGGCGAGTTTTTCGGTTCTGCCTTCACCTCGGCAGCAGGCCTGAAGGCGTTCTCGATATTCAGGCGTCTGGGTCACGTTCTGGGGCTTGCGGTAGGCGTTACCGCTCGCCTTCGTCAACCAGGAAGCCTTGAAGCCTGCCCAGCCATTGCCGCAACACGTCTCAACAACTTGGAGCAGCGTCATGTGAGCCTTTTCCCCTTCGGATCGAAGAAGCTCTAGCGCTCTTTCGGTCAAAGCCATCTTCTTCAGGGCGCGAATCTCTCCAAATTGCCTCCAGATGTCATCAGGAACTTCAGCTGGCTTTTCGACTTTGATCCACTTCTTCCAGGCTTCGCCTTTCTTGGCTCTGGCTTTTGGCGTCGCGTCTTCTCTACTGGTTATTGATTGGTTATTGATAGGTTCATTGATAGGTTCGTGTCCCGTTTTCGGCACTACTGTCGTACCGTTTTCGGGACAACTGACGTACCGTTTTTGGGACAACTGGCGTACCGTTTTTGGGTTGTCCCGTTTTTGGGTCGTACCGTTTTCGGTACTTCCGTTTTTGGGCCAATCCTCTATGTGCAAAAGGTACTCATTCGAGTTGTGCACCTCTCGCTTGCGCACTGACAAAACGCCACGTTCCGCAAGTCTCGAAATGACAGCAAATACCGTCTTTCGATTCATCTGCGTCATGCCGCAAATGGTCTCGACGGACGGATAGCAGTTCTTGCCTTCGTCATCGGCCCGGTCGGCAAGAGCGAGGAGCACAAGACGTTCGGTTGACTTCTCAACCGGAACCATCCATGCCAGTGCGGAAACCTTGAAGCTCATGGCGTCCCCTTAGCGAATAAGCGACCAGTCAATATCTGGGCGCAGGTCTTCGCGCGTCACTTTTCGACAAGAAACCATCTCGATCTTCTCAGCGACTTCCGGGCTGAAGTTCTTCGACGGGACATACATGCAGTTGTGAAGCCATCGGACAGAAATGCCTACTTTTTGGCACAAGGCCTTCTTTTCGATTGGCTTTAGGGATTTGAAATATTCGAGCGCTCGAGGCGTCATCTCAGACCTCTCGGTGTTGTTTTGGTGTTAAACCATAATACAACATTTTCGCCGCTTCTGTTGGTTGCCGAACATGTTGCCGCGCATACACCTTTCACACTACTATTGCGGAAGGGAGGTACTTCTTATGAGTACGAATGAAAAAGACGCCCTGAAGCGGATACGCATTGCAAACCTGAGTCGTCTGGCAGAGCTGAATGGCTCGCGGTCTCGATTGGCCGAGATACTGGGCAAAGCTCCGCAGCAGATCAATGACATGATCAGAGGAACGAAGTCTTTTGGAGCACGAATCGCTAGAGAGATTGAAGATAAGCTTGGCCTTCCTCCAGGAACACTTGACACGGAAAACGCAGAACTCGGCAACCCCCAAGTAAGCACGATACGTTTCAAGCGCATACCAATCCTTTCATATGTGCAGGCGGGAATGCTTACAGACAACGGACAAGAACAATACGATGAATGGGCGATCGTCCCAGAAACATTGCCGGAAAAAACTTTTGCTCTTCGCGTAAGAGGCGACTCCATGTCGCCAAATTTCCAAGAAGGCCAACTGCTCTTCGTCGACCCCAATAGGCTGCCGAAGCCTGGAGACTTCGTCATCGCACGTTCTACGTCTGGCATTCTCACAGAGACGACTTTCAAGAAATACGTCGTCACCGGATACGACGATCAAGGTCGAGAACTCTTTGATCTGAAGCCGCTGAACCCAGACTATCCAATCCTGCACTCCATGCAACACGGTTTAGAGGTCGTCGGCGTCGTTTGCGGATCATTCAACACCTACTAAACAAAACCCCATAACACAACCAAATCAAGCCCGCCACTCAAGGCGGGCTTTTTTTGTCTTAATTTCAGTGTCATTGATGCGCGTCAACAACTCCCCAATTCATACACCTCAACAACACCCCGAAACAATCATTTCGGTTTTATTTTGGTGTAACATCAATGGTGTTGATTGGTTGCATTCGCACAAAATAGGAAGAAACCTTTCAACACCAACCCTCAGACAACAATCTGGAGGGCAGACATGAAAACGCGGACGCGTGGTGGCAGACGTTGAGAGACGTGAAGCGGCGGACGTAGCTGATGCAGCCGAGAGAGGCAGAGGTCACGAAGACCCGAGCGGTTGTCTGCGGAAAACGCGGGACAGTGCACAGCAGAAAGTCGATTCAAGCGCTTTTGCTTCGATCCTCACAAACGACTAGTCATGCGAGGCGAGAGCGCTTGAATGGACTTTCATAAAGATCACAGCCGTCTCGCGGGACGGCTTATCAGGAGAACACAATGACGGACAAGGACAAGCTCGACTACCTCGAGTACATCAAAGACTTCATGGATGAGGCCGCTAAGGCCTACATCCGGGGCGACGACGATGCGTACATCGGTGCACTCAACTCCGCTGACGCCCTTCTGACTGGCTTGCTCAACGATGACGACGAGGAGGACGAAGAATGAAGCGCAACGACTTCGACGCCCGACTGGCGCATCACCTCCGTTCGATCGGTCGCGAGACCTGCAGCGAAGCTGATGTCCACGAGTACGCGCTCATGAGCATCGCGAACGCCGCCGCGCTCGCTTTCTACATTAAGACCGAGCCGACCGTCATCCACTGCCCCGCAGCGGAGAAATACGAGCAGGTCGCGTGCAACGTCCAGTGCGTCATGGACGAACTTCCGTAACGACTTCGAGGGCAAACGGCGTGACGCAGATATGCGCCGGTCTGGTCGATAGTCCCAGATTCCAAAGCCGGGGCATCTGCAGGCGAGAGGCTTTTGCGTTCAGCCCGGCTCCCTCACCCACAACCAACAAAAAGGACATTCACGCGCCCTTGCCCGTGCCATCACGAGCCGGCAGTTCTTCCGAGCGAGGGCGTCTGAATGTCTTTTCTTTTTTTCGGAGGCGTCATGAAGCGCTTTATTACTTACCTCGACGACCTGGCGAAGCGGACCTACTTCGGCACGGATGGTACCGAGCCTCAGCGCTCCGGCGTACTCGGGTACCTCATCGATGGCCTTGAAGGCCTCCTCGGATTCTTCGGCCTCGTGATCCTGCCGGCAATGGCTGCGGCCACTCTCTACCACTGGATTTTTGACTAAGGAGATCGGCATGGCATGGAACTACCCAGACGGATGTGGTCCTGACGACTACGAAAAGTGGTGCGGCCCCGACCCTGACGAAGAAGACGAGGACGAAGGCGAGGTGCTCGAATGAAAGCGGAACCGCGCAAAACCCTGAGACCGCGCGAAATCGAGTACCTCACGCTCGTTGTGAAAGGTCTCAGACGACGCGAAATCGCCGAAAAGATGGGCATCGCGATAACGACCGTCAAGTACTACCACGAGGAAATGATGAGCGTGCTTTGCGCGAGAACTGCCGCAGAAGCAGTCTACGAAGCTTTTCAACGCGGGATTTTCAAGGTAACCCAATGAGCTACTCAGACCCAGTCAAGACGATTGACCACATCCCCCAGAATTTCGACATGAAACGGATTACTCGAAAGCGACCGCTCGAGCAGCGGCGCGCAGCAAAGCAGGCTCGGCAGAACGTCGAGCCTTTTTCGTGTGAACGACCCTCGCTGATCTGGAAGGTCGTTGTTCTCGCAGGAGCGCTCGCAATTGTTGCGGCAGCGATCTTTCAAGGAGTTTTGAATGGCAGCAATTAAGACTGCAGAGATGGAGCGCGATGCCTGGCTACAAGAACGCAGCAAGGGCATCGGCGGTTGCAACCGTCCTCGGCCTCAACCCTTACAAGACGCCGCTGAGCTTGTGGGAAGAGAAGACCGGCAAGACCAAAGGCTCACCGGCAGGCGAAGCAGCCTACTGGGGAACCACGCTTGAAGATGTGGTTGCGAAAGAGTTCAGCAAGCGCACCGGCATGAAAATTCAGCGCGTGAACTTCCTTCTATCGACCGGCGAAAACGGGTGGATGCGCGGCAACATCGACCGAGCGATTGTCAACGAACAGTTTGCCAAGACGGTCCGCGTCAACAAGCCCGAGAAGGCGGCCAAAACTGGCCTCATGCTTTCGACGGACGTAGGCCTCGAATGCAAGACCGCCAATGCCTTCATGGCTGACAAGTGGGGACCTTCGCAGGAAGCTGAGATCGTGTCCGGCAAGGTCGTCACAGAGCACCAGATTCCGCTCTACTACGAAACGCAAATTCAGTGGTACATGGCGGTGACGGGCATCAAGAAGTTCTATGTCGCCGTTCTCATTGGCGGCCAGGACTTCCGCATGTACGAAGTGCAGCGCGATGAAGACGTGATAAAAGCCATCGTCGAAAAGTGCCGCGTCTTCTGGTTTGAGAAGGTCCTTGCTGATGTCGCTCCCGACCCCATCAACGTCGACGACATCAAGAAGCTCTACTCCCGCGACAACGGCGAGCTGAAAGAAGCCAGTAACGACGAAGCCGCCGACATCGGCGAGCTCAGAACCCTGAAGGAAAAGATCAAGGACCTCCAGGAGCAGGAGAAGGCCGTTGCCTCTCGCGTGATCCTCGCCATCGGTGAAAAGACCGGTCTCACGATCGGCGGCCAAAAGGCTGTCACCTTCAAGACGCAGAACAGCTCCCGCTTCTCCTCCACCGCCTTCAAGAAAGAACACCCAGACCTGTACGCAGATTTCGTACAGACCACCTCCACCCGAATCCTTCGACTCGCTTAAAAAGGAAACTCATGTCAACTACTGACGTTCTCAAATCGCAGGTCGCACCTGCCGCCGCACAGACCGCCGTCGTGCAACAGGTCAAAGCCGCAACCGTCATCGACGTCGTGCGCTCGAAAAAGTTTCAGGCACAGATGGCCCTGGCACTTCCGAAGAGCATGACTGCTGATCGCCTGACGCGCATCGTCATGACTGAGTGCCGCAAGGCACCGGCTCTTCTGAAGTGCGCCCCTGAGAGCTTTTACGGCGCCGTCCTCCAGTGCGCAGCTCTGGGCCTTGAGCCAGGCTCCGCGCTCGGTCATTGCTACCTGCTCCCCTTCGGCAACGGCAAGGACAAGCAAGGCCGCCCGAACGCGCAGCTGATTATCGGCTACCGAGGAATGATCGATCTCGCCCGTCGATCCGGTCAGATCGTCAGCCTATCCGCCTACTGCGTGCACGAACAGGACACCTTCAACTACAAGCTCGGTCTTGATCCGGACATCGAGCACATCCCTGCGTCGGTTGCGGATCGAGGAAAGGTCACTCACGTCTATGCCGTCGCCAAGCTGAAGGGCGGCGGCGTCCAGTTCGAAGTGCTCAGCCGCGCCGAGATCGAAGCCATCCGCTCGACGTCGAAGGCGGGCAACTCCGGTCCCTGGAAAGACCATTGGGAAGAGATGGCGAAGAAAAGCGCGATTCGTCGCCTCTTCAAGTACCTCCCCGTCAGCATCGAGGCCGTCCGCGCCGTCGAGATCGACGAGAAGTCAGACCGTGGCGAAGCAGTAACGCAGCAGGACTTCATCGAAGGCGAGTTCATCGAGAAAGGCACCGCTGCAGAGCAGTATCTCGAAGCCCCGGTCGTTGACGACGAAATCCACGAAAACAATTAACCCCTTATCTCCACAAGGAGAAGCTCATGCTTAAAAAAGCAACCTCCCATGAAATCATCCGGTCCGCTCTGTTCGACATCAACAATCAGTATGACAACCGGATCGACGACATCGACACTTCTCTCCTCGTCGAATCTGCTCTCTTGATCGCCTTCGAAAGCCACAAAAGCGAACACAAGGAAGTCCTCCAGAATATCGCCCATTCCGTCTGCAACTACGCACTCACAATCGAGCGCGCCAAAATCGAAAGCGACGAGATCAGCGCTCTGTTGTTTGCTTATGACGACACTGAAGAAAACGCTGAAGAAGAGGAGGAGCTCGACGAACAACCAAAAGCTGAAACGGTGCCCGTTGAACAGACGCTCGCGTTTGATCTAGCAGCATTGAAAAAGATCGCCGGCACCTCCATGACCGTTGAAGAAAACGGCGATATTCGCCTCAGCTTCAAGCACCAGTAACCCATTCAAGCCCCGCTTCGTGCGGGGCTTTTCGTACGAAGAAACAAATGAGATTCAGACTCAAAGATCAAAAACTTCAGGCGATGTACGAGGCGTTACATCCTGATTTCAGCATGCGGCTGTCGTACGCGGTAATGGAAGCAAAGAAGTACGGGGTCAAATACACGGGAGTTTTCTTGTTTCCACAAAATCGCACGGAGATTTTCCAACTTAGCGAAATTGAGGCGGTTCCTGAAGCGGTTCACAAGTACAACACGCACGCGTGGAACAAGTTCCCAGATGTGACGCCGCCCGAAGGCGTATGGATGCGCGTCGAATGGTTTGACGCCTACGGGAACCTACATCTAGGCGTTGCCCGCTACATCGCTTTCGGCGACAACTGTGACTATGTGTGGATGGGCGATAGAGGCATCATCAGGGAAGTCGACCGCTTCCGCCCGTGGGGGGACGCGGAATGAGACCTCACTCAAAAACCGAACTGGCGGCATTTTTCGTCGAATGTCTGATTACGAGAATGCTCAATGAATGGATAAACATCGTCATTCTCTGCCTGCTGTGGATTTCCGCTCAGTTCCACCATTCCTCGGATTTTATGGACGGATTTTTCATCGGCGCAGACGTGGTAGTCACGCTCGTTTTCTTTTCTTCTTGGGCGACGCTTGCGTACTCCCGTATGCAGGAAAAGCAATGGCGCGCAGAGGTGTACGAGAACATTCGTACAGGCCAAAAGTACAGCCTCACGCTCCCGCCTTCGTTGCCTAGAAACAAGTGCGCATTCGCGTCTCAGATCAGGGGGCAATTATGATGACTGCCAGTAAGAAACCGAAGAAAAAGCGCACGAAGAAGTACGACCCAAGGAGGCACCGCATCGGCTACCTCGACATGCTCGACATCTCGGCGAACAAGGGACTGTCAGACCGCGCAGCCGCCAGCATCGAGCTCGACTACCGCATTCACCTGCAGTCATTCAGAACTGAGCCCACGTATGAATCGTGGGCTTACTTGATTGGGCTTCTGCTTCTCGCGGACCGCCTGTCCTACGACCTCG